ATGAATCCAACATGAAACATAAGAACTTCTATTATATTTAGCTTTTGTCATATGTCCCGATAATCTTTTTTTAAAGTTTGAATTGTTTTACCAATGTATCTAACTTCTTTTGTATCAGGATGTAATAGTTTGTATATCTTTGTCATATTATAAAATTAAAACAATAACAAAAATACTAAAAATGTTCACCGTTTCCAAAATTAAATGATTAATTTAATAATGTACTCTCCCACAACAGGAGATAGTCGTTGAACCTTACCCATATAATTAATACTTAGGGTCTTGGATGCTGATTGCCCAATCTGCATAATTTTTAAACATTCATAATGTGATTTCTCCATTATTGTAGTTTATGCAGCTCTAAGGGGTTTCCAGCAGTTAAATGAATAATGGCACAAATTTACCATTTTACCTACAGTCTTAAATCTGTAACTAATACCATCATTATTGTCAGATTTATATTCCTCATAATGAGCAAGAACAATAATGTTTTTATCTATTGGTACTAATTGTATCTGTTTGAAAATTTTACCCATAAAAAGTCCAATTTTCTTAAACACATCAAAACCAGTAGCTAATGCTTTCTCCATATAATGGTCTTGCATTAAATAATTCATATCATCTATTACAATATTTGTAATATCTGGTCTTTTCATGTAAATTAATTGTAATATATTTGATACTGATGTTGGATTGTTTGTTTGATAGTAGTTACCTGTTGGGGCAATATCAATAACAGTATCTTTATCACTACCAAATTCCACACCAACTCTTTTATATTTATTTCTCCATCCTTTGAATGGTAATGCTCTACTAGCACATGCAATAATAAAAGTGTGTTGTGGGTCTAAGCCTTTAATACCTAATTCTGGTATCTGACCTATAGATGTTGATTTACCTGAACCCGATGGTCCAAGTATCATAATTTTTGACATAAGCTATAAATTTTAAATATTAAACTTTAGAAAGATCTTTTAGTTCTTTCAACTTTTTGTTGAAAATAACACTTTCTCTATTTTTCCAAATATCAGTTAGAATAGAAGCTAATTCTATGTCACTATTAGTAGTAACACCATCTCTGATATCTAATACTTCACTTATTGGTTTTATTAATTGACTATCCATAATCATAATTCAATAAAAGTTAATATTCCGGGATAAATTTTAGTCTGTATGTGTTGTGGTGCTTCACTATGTCTACTTCTAACAAGATGTATACTTCTATAGTTAGGTATTTCTGATATATCAGTATTAAAATGAATATTAATACCATATCTATCATCAGTTGCATCAAACATTGTAAGTAAATAGTCAGCATCTTCGGCTAAATTACCACTATCTTTTAAATCATCATCGTTTGGAAACAAATATTGATTGTTAAATTTAATTCTAGTAATATCAGATATGTTTCTATTAAGATGTATAATATCAATAAATGAATAATTAAATAAATTCTTCATTTCAATTTGATATTCAGTTAATTTATCCATATTTTCTTTCATCTTAAAACCCCTTTCTCTTTTTAAGGCTCTCATATGATCAATAATACAAATTAATTGTTCATCAGGATCACTTGGTACATAACCAGAAATTCTCTGTTTAATATCCATATTTGGTCCAGTTTTATACTCTTCATACATCAAAGTACCATGTTCTTTAGCATAAGAAAATAAAATATTTCTTATACCAGTAGGATTACTATCATTTTTATCTTCAATAATATCAACAACACCACTTGTTAGTTTTTTACCTTTTTCATCATAAGTACCAAACATAGGATTAATCCTATTTTCAATAATCTGATCAACAATTGCTTGATGTTCTTCAGTAGGTATTATCATCTCACCATCTTCACCATCATATTTTAATTTTGTCATCAAATATGATGGACTCATTGATATAAATGGTAAACCTTTATATGTCTTACCTTCTGGTAATCTAATACTTACAATACCATAATCATTTGAAAAGAAGAAAGCAATAGTACGAAATCTAACACTAATTTTATCCATTTCTAATGACCAATAGAAAATCTTTAATTTGACATTAGGGTTTTCTAAATAGTGTAAATAAGGATGAATCATAAAAGCTGTATCAACCAATGTAGATTTACCACTCTTTGGGGACCCACCAACACCAATTAAAACACCTCTTTGTATTCCATGCAATGCTTTATCTAATTTTGGTATTCCTGTTGGTAAACCTTGATTTCTACCTATAAGACCTTTTTTAAAAGCTAATTTTAAATCACCACTCATTATTGTAAACCTCTCATTAATGGTTGTTTTTTATCTTTTGATAATTTTGATAGATCTATAATCTCTAAATATTGAGACAACCTTGATTCTACTGATTTACCACCTTCACCAACAACAGCTTTGCTAATAAAATAATCTGCTCTTTGCATAAATTTAGGATCATTAGTACCATTTGCAAATTCAAGTATATATAAACTTGCAGCTTCTAATATTTCATCTTTTCTAACACTTGGATGTTCTGAAAAATATTTCATCATTTTATTAATACAACTGGCTTTTGCTCCACCTGCTGTTTTCTTAACATCCATGAATAATTTTCTATATTCAGTATTAACCCAATCCCATTCTGTATTATCCATACTTTTTTTGATTTCAACATCAAACAAGGGAATATTCCATACTAAAGTATTAGTTTTATATTCCCTTGTTATAATGTTAAGTCTATTAGTTTGTTCTTTAATCAAATCTGGTATATAAGATGTACCAAAATTAAAATGTAAAGATAATAAGTAAACTATGATATCATTTTTATTGAAACCACTTTTTTCAATAATTTGTATAATTTTTTTATTTATCATTTTATATTCACATTATAGTATTTAATATTAGATTTATCTACATTCTCTAAAGCATTTTTTAACCATTCTTCATCAGCAGTACCTTTAGAACATACAATTAATATTTTAGCTAAGTGTCCGGGTCTGTATCTAACTGCTCTACCAATTCTTTGGATAATATGTCTTTCTTTACTTTTGATTTGATGTACAAGAATAAAATCAACTAATGGTATATCAGCACCTTCATTTAATGAATCAACTGCTGAAATACGATTTATATTACCATTAACAAATTCTGTCAAATCTGAATCATTTGTTTTTGAATGATAAGTTCTAGGTTCTAGTTCCTCAGCAGTTTTTATACTACCAGTGAATATTATACCTTTCTTTTCAGGTGGTATAATATTTTTTAATAAGTACTTTGAAACCTGTAGTTTACTTCGTAGGTTATAAACTATTCTCATTCTTTCAAGAACTGTAAATTTATAACTTCCTTGTATTTCACCATCTGTAATAGATTGTAATTTATTTGTTAAATAATCATATTTACTTTTCTCTGTAGATAAAAATCTTTTAGTTTTAGTTCCAGATGTTATATATTTAACTTTATTATCTAAGTTAACCATATAAATATCTATCATAAAAGGTGCTATTACACCTTTTTTAACGGCATCATCCATAGGTAAAGTATAAACAATCTTAATTTTTAAATTGTCTAATATTTCTTTCTTATCTATTTCTGTAGGTGGTGTAGCAGTAAGAGCAATAATTTTATCATATATATTATTATCAAAGAACATAGAATTATTTTCAGTAATGTTATGTGCTTCATCTAATATAACAAGATCATAAACATTACCTTCTAGTTTGTTGATTGATACATAACAGTATCTATCAATTCTATCATAAATACCATCACTCCATTCTGCAAATTCTTTTCTCCAATTAGAATCTCTCAGTCTAACTGTTGGTACAACCAATAAAATCTTAATTTCTCTTTGCATCTCTTCCTCTAATGCTTTTATATAGTCAATGGCAATTTTTGATTTACCACCTCCTGTTGCAATAGCAAGTAAACCACCATTGTTTACAGTAAGTTGATGTAGAGCTTCAGATTGAATTAGATTTTTTGCTTCATTTATATGTAACATATATTAAGATTTTAATTTTTGTAATTAATATAAGGTACTAATTGTTTCGTTGACGAATACTATAACATTAATACTTAAATGATGGAGTATTGCAAGGTAATACAATCATATCAAGACCTATACTTAATACACTCATATCAAAACTTGTTAGTTCATCATCCAATATAACCATCAACTTACCATCTGTTATTTGATCCATACAAGTAACAATCAACTCATAATCATTAGATTTATTAATACGTTTATCACATGCTATTGCATATTCTAAAGCTCTAACATCTAAGAAATCTGTTCTAAATGATCCTTGTATTGATGTGTCCGGATTTGTTTTCTCAATATGATTTTGCAAATATTCATTAAATTCTTTAGAATAATTAATTTTACTTTCAATCATTGGACCATTACCATGTCTTGTTTGATAAGCTCTGATTACATAGTGAGTTTTTACGTAATCTACATCTAATTGATCAATAATTTCAAATGCATTGAGAGAAGAGGTGTTTGATCTGGTCACATTTGGGAAAAACCCAATATTTTTATCAAGTAATAATCCTTGCGCACCTTCAAAAACATAATGGTTAAAATCTAAATCTTTAATGGAATTTGGAATTTTACATACATTAAGCATCTGAGTTAGAGATTTATACCATAAAGCTTCATCTAACTTATCATGTGTAAATAATTCACCTAAAATATCATAATAATAATCTTTTACCTTACTATATTTTATATCAAATACCTTTCTAAATAAAGCATTCATAACAGTTAAAGAGTAATTATTTTCATTTCTCTCAATTGTTTTACCAAATCCAACACCAACAGTACCATGACCACTAACATTATATTTATTTGATGCAATATCATATAATGTTGTCAACATTACTTCAGGATCTAAATATATAATAGGAACTATACCTTCAGCAAGTAATTTTGAATACTCGTTCATGAATGATATTGGGTCTATAGTACAGAATTTACTAATATATGTAGCTGCACCTTTTAATGTTCCAGAACCAATAGAGCTAAATACATGTTGTATATTATTATATTCAACATTATGAGCTGCTTGATGTCCACCATTAAACCTTACAATTAAGGATTTTTTTGTTGTTAATGCATTTGTAATGTTTCCTTTTCCTTCATCACCAAATCCTGCACCCAATACTATATCTACTTTCTTCATTTCTTATTATTTAAAAATTTTTATTTATCTCTACTTTCTTCTTTTAATCCTTCTTTATGTTTCTCAAACAAAATTGCACCTAACAATATGGAATAATTTGCTAAATCAACAAGTGTATCTTCAATTGATTCATTTTTAGGTAGTTTATTAGGAGTATTCAATAAATTACCTAATCTTACTACTTTTGTAGAAATCAAATTTAAAGCTGACATTTCAGATGTTAATTTAATTGCTGAACCTGCTAATTTAAAATTTGATAACATGTCTTCATTAGCATAATCACTACCTTTTGTAATTAGTAATGCTTTTTGTCTTTCTTGGAATTTTTTTACAAATTCATTAAATTCTTCTTGGATCATTGTTTTCCTTTTTTTCTTTTATACAAATGTTCACTAATGCTTGTTATATATTTTACACAATCATTACACCAATCATTTATCTCTTTTAATTTGAGATTTTTACCATTATAAGATTCATCTGTATTAAGATTAATCCATTGTTGAGTATAAACATTAGTTCCACCACATGTTGGACATACTATTTTAATCATTATTTCTGTTTTTTTACAATATCTTCATAAGAACAGTGATTACTAAAAGACATACATAAATGAGAAAGTGAATATTTTCTACCACTTTTAGCAGTAATTGAATCACCTTCTAAATCTAATACATCATTAATAGTAAATTCATTATCATATAAATAATTCCATGCTTCATGAATTTTAGTTATTATTACTTTCATTATTTTTCAAATTGATTATTATCAATCATATATCTATACTGAATAAAACCTCTGAAATTATTACACCAACCTGCTGATCCATCTTCTATATCAATTTTAAGATATCCTATTTCATTTTCTTCTTCTGATTCAAGTAATTCTATTGTACCTCTAGTGTAAGTTATATACTCTTCATTAGTCATAGCTCTAGCACAATGTTCAAATGGTGAAGCATGTTTATTTTTCAAAAGCATATCATGTAATTGAATATCTTTTTCATAATCAATTTCACCATCAAAAGTCATATATGAAAGTCTTGCAGCTCTAGCTGTAGCAATTTTAAGTATTACATCTTCATATTTACCTAATTCAGATAATCTACCTTTATTGAACTTATCACTAAATGGAATATGCCATTCACCAGCTTTTAATTCATTAGGAGTACTTTCATTTCTAGCATCCCACATAGATTCAGCCAATGCTTGAATATGAATCTCAGCACCAGATCCACTAAATTTAATCCAATCTAATTCTGTATTAGTAGAACATTCAGGATAATTTTTTGTAGCATCTTTCCTACTTTTATATGTTATAACTTCTTTTTTAGAATCATCCCTGATATGATACTTTGGACATCTTAAATCAAAGAAATTTTCCATTTCAGTAACAGTAACAAGATTGGTATACCACATAAATGGTTCTAATAACCTGTTTGTAATTTGTTTAGTAACATCACCAATATTTAACTGTTCTGCCCATAATATGGCTGCATCTCTAGCAGCTAACCATAAAGCTCTTCTATTTCCAACAGCTTCACCTTGTAAATATTCAGTTCCCTGCATACCTTTATGATCTTTTTGCCAAGCAATTGGTACAAATGGATCATCTTTAATAGACTTCAACATTTTTTTATGAGGTATTGCTCTTGAAGATGCAGCATTTCTACTGAACATTCTATGAGTCATTACTTCAGCATGTATAAATCTTGGATAAGTAAGAATAAATGTTGTTATTCTTTCACCTCTAGGATTAACACTATCTGCTATTATTTCAGCATTTACTTTTCTTTTATTCATAGATCGTAGTTGTTATTTGTTTTGGAAATACTTGTTGTGCAGTATATTCACTTGAAATATTACATTCATTCCAACCCATTTCATCTTTTACAGAGTTAGAATAGTCAATAATGTAAAAGCAACCATTAGGATGTTTAAAAACTATATGATGATACTCTTGATGTCTACCTGTATCATCATGTTCATTTTCAACAACCTCTACATTTATAAGATTGCTGTCAACTTCAAAATAACTTTCTTGACAAATACTCTCATGTTGTTCTGGTGTTAAAATTATTGTATCTCTTTTTCTTTTTTCTGCCATAATTATAAAGTTTTAAGCATTCTTACACACATTGCTGCTGTTTGAATTAATTCTTCAGCTATATGTGCTTTAGTATCTCTACCAATATCCCAATCAAGAACAGCTTTAGCTACTTCACCAGATTCTTCTTGCATTATAGCTAATTGTTTAAATCTATCATCTGTATAATTAGGATGAATTTTTTCAGCTCTAGCTAACTCAACTTTGATAGTTTTATAAATTTCAGGTGTTTTTATAAGAATTAAAAATTAAAAAAAAACAATCTATTACAGACTGTCTTTTTTATTATAAAATTATTTTTGTTTTTTGTGTTTGACCACCATCAAAATCTTTTGGTTCAGGAGTTTTAACAACTGATTTAGTTTCAATAGGGTCAGTATTATGTTTAGGTACATTATTAAACATTGAAACAGATGATACAATTAACTTAGACATTTCAATACCTAAAGTTTTATGATCATCAACAACAATAGCACGTTCACCTAATAATTTTGACCAATCTTTAACTATTTCTTTTCCATAAGAACCAGCTGTGTTATAATTACCATCATTTGCATGGATATGAAATACATCCCATTTATCAAGTATATTATCCAATGCTGTTTTAGTAGTAACAGGTTCACCTTTATTAAAAATATGAAATGGGTTAAATGAAGGATGTGTTTTTTCATCACCAATTGTGATAATAATACCTTTTTGTTTTCTTTTTTCCCAAGCATCAGTAACAACATGATGATCAGCCAAATGATAAACAAGACTGTAACTCTCACCACCATTTCCACCACCTCTTTTTTCAAGGAAGATTCTACTTAGCCACATAGCTAATTCATTATCACCTGATTCAAATTGACCAACTTGTAAAGGTACTCTATCAGTAATATGATCACCAACAGCAACAAACATTATAGCAGGATCAGGAATACCTGCAGCTATTGTTTTTTCAACAATATCTGTAAGACTATTCTTAATAATATGTTCAGGAATATGCCCCATACTAGCAGTTACATCAACTGCAATGATAATTGGAACACTATTTGGATGAGCTTCACTATCTCTAGCTTCTCTTACTGTTAAATTTTTAGGAGACATTAAAGGATCTAAATCATTACTGAAAATGTCTTCTTGTGTCTGCTCTCTCAAATTATCAGTAGTTATACCTCTCGAATGAGATGAATAAGTTGTACCTCCCATTATAATTCCTCCCCAAATAAAGTTGTGTATCTTTCTTTTGCTATTTCAAGTTTGATATCCAACTCTCTAATTTCTAAAGATATAGTCATGTCTTTAGCAACATATTCTTTAGCATCGAAATCACTTGCTAATGTTAAAGATAAAGCTGTGGTAGGAGACAAATCTAACATACTATCTCTATCTCTAACTTTTTTTCTACGAGCTAAATCCAAATCTTGAACTTCTCTTTGATACAGTGTTTGAGCATCTTCTATAATAGATTCAGCTCTATCTTTTCTGATTTCTTTATTATTCCTTACCAAGGAATCTTCAAAAGCTCCTTTTTTTCTTCTTCTGGTACAGCCATTGTATATAGTATTTAATTATTAAAAAATGGGGCTGCTACTACACCCCTTGTCAAAATCACAATTAATCAAAAATTATAATTGTTGCAGCATTTAATTTTTTATATTCTCATATCCTAATTCTTTTAATTTATCAGGTAGTATAAGAACATCACACTCTAATTCTTGTTTTTCACATTGAGTAACAAAAATATGATCAGATTTTGGTATAATTTTAAGTTTTTCAGCTTTTAAATAAGCTAAACTTTTATCAGATTCTTCTATTATGCAATAACCTTGATTCTTACCTTTATATGAAAAAGATATCCAAAAATAAACCATACTTATTCTTTTATTCATTATTGCAATATTTAAAAAAGAATAGGAGATGTAAAGACACCTCCTACATAATATAATTATTATTTATTAATTATCTAATGAACATTATTTACTGTTTGTCTTCTTCAGATTCAAGAAGAAATTCAGTAATCTTATAATCCTTTGTTACAGGATTTTTACTTTTCCCAAGAGTCATTAGTTCTCTTTTGACATAACTATGTGCTAAATTCCACATAATATCATCATTCATTTTATTATGATATATCATTTTTGAAATGATAAATCTATTTTTTGGATTACCACCAAGAGAAAGTACTTGTATTTTGTGTAATCTACCTTTTAACATTAAGGTTTCTTTTTTGAGATCAAATTCGTCATTATGAAATCCATTTGTTACAGCAGTTGCATAATTAAAACGAAAAAACTCATCTTGGTGTTTTGATTTGAATTTATCAATACTAACACTTAATATTCTGGTTGTTCCATTGGACTCAACATTAAATCTTTTTACTATCATTTTTAAGATTTTATTATTTAATTTTTATGAACTCAGGTCTACCCTTCAACGTTCTTGAATTCTTATTATAATGCATTTCTGCATGCATACATACTTCAGATAATACCTCATGTAGTTCTAATTTAGATCTTTCAATATTAATTTTCACATCTAAAGCATTATCACCTTTAATCCCTAGTGTTTTACTATTAAGTATAGGAAGGTTCATTACAGCATCTCTAAAACTATCAGCTGTGTGTTTTTTTCTATGTATCTTATGATAATGAGCATCAGAAAACATCATTACAGGATTAACAGTTACAGGTACTCTTTTATCTTGATACCCAACAACAAAACCATCACCGGGTATGTACTGAATTGTAATTGTTATATTATTGTTATGTATGTATTCTGCTTTTTGTGGTACAACAGGATAAGAAAATAGTTCATTTAAAAATGAACTAATGTTATGTCTTTTATTTACTATATTACTCATACTTTAATTTTTAAACATCATCAACCAGAACAAATGTGTAATCTTTTGGATCAATCCATTCTTCAATTTTATCAATATCTTGTTGTATTTTATCAATGTAATAATCGTAATCAAGTGATTGTCTCATGTATCTCAACTTATCATCTGTTATCTTATTCATTTCAATACATTTGTAACCAGATTCAACTGCAAATTCTCTATCTTCAGTTTTACCTTTTAATGGTTTCATTATCTTTATGAAATCATCACCTGTCTTTGATATATAATATCTTGTTACATTTTGTAATTGATAATCACCTTCACTTGTTCTAACAATTAATTTAGTAAGTTTATTATATTTTGTTCTTTTAAAGAAATCATGATATTCTTTATGATTCATTACAAAATCTCTTGGTTTAATACCTTTTACAAAATAAGCTTCTAACCCTTTTGCTACAATTAACATACTAAAATTCTTATGCCATTCACCATTTTCTGCATATTGATAATCAAATGCTCCTTTGTATTTAAAAGTACCATCAGTAAACCTACCTAGATAATTATTACCATCTCTTTGTACAATTAAATCAAATAAATCGTAATCTAATTTTAATTTGGTCAATTTCATCCATTCTTTAGCTATTTCATCCAATTGCGCCTTCTTCTCTAATGGACATTTAACCAGTACACCATCAGTATTAACTTGTATTAACTCAATACCAAGATTTATAATATCTTCTGCTAGTTTCACAAGTAATAATTGCCCATTGAGACAAATGGACATCATAAATTGAGGATCATACATAAATGAATATTCACTATTACTATTACCATATAAATAACCATTAAGTGATAATTTGATACTCTTAACCATTTGTTTATCACCTTTTTCTCTTGCATTCATTCTTTGATTATAAAGCATCAGAATAACAGCTATAAATATATCTTTTGGTATATGATCAGGATGAAAACCATTTTTTGCTGCTAAATTAGGATAATAACTACTAACATCTAACAGTATTAAATCACCTTTTGCATCTGATTTCCAGACTCCTGAATGTGAATAACCATGTAATCCACCTGTACCAAAATCAAATTGAAATCCATCAATTAGGATATTAAGAGTTTTCAATTTACCTTTTGTTAATTCATTATTACAATATGGCAATAATGGTTCTACATCAGTTGATTGTAAACTACTAAATTGACCTTTAGTTTCATAAATGGTTTTTTCTTTCCACCATTCTAAGAATATTTGCATTTGTGGACTATTAAAACTAATATATGGTAATATAATATCAGATATTTTCATGCTATCTCTAAAAGTTCTCATCTTAGAAATATCATACTCAGAAATACCTAAATGGTTAGACAATGCTTGTAATAATACTGCACCACCAATTTTAACATCATTAAAATTTATCAAATTTTGTTTGTAAATTTTAGACATTCTATTTCTGAAAGAAATATTGTCAATATTCTTTAAATAAAACTTATAAGTTGCATTAACATCATTATAACAATATATTACAGTTTTAGCAATCTCTTCATGTGTTAAAAATTTATCATATGGATATGGTAATGTTTCAACATTATTCATTTCCATATTAAATTCTAAAATTTTAAGACTTGTAGCTTTTGCAAAATTATCATAATGATTAATAAAGAATAAATCAATTTGTGGTATTAATGGATATTTTACAATAACTTTCCATTTGTTAGCTGTATGAATAATTTCTTGACCTTTGTTATACAAAGCAGTAACTAAATCTTTACCATTTAAGTTTCTTTTATATAACTTTATAAAAGAATCTAATATAGGATAATCAAATGCAAGATTATTAAAACCTATCATATTACCTACAATTTTTAGAAATGATATAAATTCATCTCTCTCATCCCTTCTAGGACTTATTTCAAATTTGTAATATTTCAATGTTTCAACATCTAATCCAACAAATAAAAACAAATTTGGATTTAATTCAGTATCATAAACAATAGTTGGTTTCATCATAATTTAAAATATTTATGTGATATTAATATTGGGTACAATTTGTTTTTGTTGACGAGTAATAAAGTAAATAAGTAAAGCAAGATAACTATCTGGGGTAGTTTTACATTCTATGCCGAAAAAAACTTGCATTACTTATTACTTATATTTAAACACACTAGCTACAGATATATCTAGTAATTCAGCAATTTCTCTCATAGTTTTATTTCCTTCTGAGTATGAAATTTTTATGTTAGATATAAGTTCATCTGGTAATCTTAATCTACCATATTTTTTATAAAAACCTGATTCAATATTTCTATCCCTTAAACCATTCCTTAATTCCGGGTATGTCTCCATATTCCTTATTTGAAGTTCAGAATGTGTTATCCAATATAAATTTTCAACTGAATTATCAGAATAATCACCATTTTTATGACTAACATATGCTTTATTTTCAGGATTAGGTATAAAAGCAATTGCTACTGCTTTGTGAACATAAATTGTACTTTTTTGTAGTCCATCATAGACAGGTGAGTAATAAGTAGTATCAGCAAACAAATGAGGTTGTTTATTATTTGTCCTCAATGTTGTAATTCTTCCTTGTACTTTCCTAACTCCTTTGCCAGCAGCTACAAATCTTGTCAATGTTCTAATATGTCCTAAATTAGATACTTCATAAATTAAGTATGTTATACCATTATATACTAACTGTTTCCAAATTTCTTTTTTCATAATCAATTTTATAAATTAAAAAAAACAACCTACCCTAATTAGAATAGGTTGTAAAAATAGTAGTAAAAAAAGTAAATTATTGCGTGTTACTTAGATAATCAAATATATCACTATATCCAATTATATCAACAGCTTGTTTAGCTAGTTTTTCTGATTTAAAATAAATTAAATCATATATAACAGTAGCATGAGTAGTATATTTTATGAATCTGCTTTTGTCAGTACTATTTATACCTAAATGTATAAAAACTGCTTTATTATGTGAATCAATACTTGGTTCCCAATCACCATTTAATTCTTTAGCAACCAATCTTAGTTTTTTTCTAGTAAGATCACTTTTAGCAGTTCCTAATGAATAATTAAGGTTTTCTTCAAGTTCCACAGCTGTTTCAGGTGATAAATTTCTTATTTCTTCACCATCATAAATGAAACCTTCATTTTTTGAAACCATAAAGAAATTATAAAGAATATCATTATACTTAAGAGGTGTTCTTTTTACTAATTTAGGAAATCGATTTCTTTTTTCATCCCTATCTCTTCTAAACTTAATAAGTGCTTGGGCAAGAGTAGTTTTAGAATTTGCTTCAAATAAGTCATGTATCTTACTTTCAGAAAGAGATTGTTCAGGTGAACAATTTTTACAATCACCATCACAACCAATTAATTCAGTATAAGCTTTGGATGGACCATCATCACTTTTCATTCTCATTAAAGCATCTAAAATATCAACATTAGGTCTACTTATTTCTTTTAAGAACTCAGAAAGATCTTTGAATCCTTTAGGTTGTTCATCTTCTTTTTCTATTGGTTTTAATATAATTTCACCTGATTTAAAATCTGATTGTTCTACATCAATTTCAAAACCTTCTGGTAAATTTAATTTACCTTTTTTAATGCTTGTCATAATTTGTTTTTTTTACTAATTTACTAATTTATTTTTACTAATCAATTCTTTACTATTTTATTTTTAAAAAGAGTAAGAACGGCTGTATCTCCACCATTTGAAAAATTAAACATGGGTATTGTTTAAAACTTTTAATAACACATTTCTTCTTACTCTCTTAACCAAAATTTCTTTTTTATAACAACTCTTAATAAATCCTCTTTTTGGCATTAGAGGATTCATCAGAAATTAGAGTTGTTACGCATTAAACACATATAAACAAATATTCTGTATCACTACAGATGGAAATATTGAGTAAATATGAAAAACTCAATATGTTTTAAAAAAAGTAAGTCCAAGGCTGTAATACACCATGTCGAAAGAAGTATACATCAATCCTGATGATTAATGTTATAATATACATTTATTGAACTTACTTAAAATCCCATAATCACTATGAGACAATTGGTGGAGCATAGGGGAATCGCATTATTTATATTTAAAAAACTCTATTCCTAACTCATTCCTATACTGTTTTTCTAATTCAGTATATTTTCCATTTCTTTTAGTAGCTGCTTGTATTTTTTTATATACAGCAATCCTATGTTTTTTCTTTGGATGAAATGATTTAAGTTTTAATGATACTTGATATCCTTGATTGTAAAGATATTTCAAATCATAACTTATTTTATGAGTTTCTTTTTTTGGAGGTTTCTTACTAATATGTCCTTTTATACCTAATTCTTTATAAATAAAGTATTGTATTCCAATTAATAATTCCATTTCTGTATTATGAAATGATACTTGTATAGTTTTATTTTTACTACTACTTGCGGATGTAAAAGTTATTGACCCATCAGCATCAAAAAAACCTGATATATATTTCCAATTCATTTTACAAACATAGGTAATATCTATACCACCTCCAAATTAAATATTCTATAATTTCTTATAGGATCGGACTATATCATCATCTGTTCAAGATGTTGCTTCCTGTAGGCTTGCCATAGCATCCTTAGTCTCTGAACCTGCTCACTTCTTCCAGTGAGATTGGCTGCTGATTGTCATAGGTTTCCACACCCTTAGAGTTCCAGCAATTCAAGCAATTTTTAATTATATATCCCTATATAATGGGTCCGTATTCCTTAAACCCCTGTCCAAAATATCTTACTAAATAAATCTTTTTACACACTTAGGTTTTGAATAGATTTCCTTCTATGGAGTTGACCACCATGCAGTTTTGTGTTCTGCAAAACAAAATTCCAAAAAAATAAATGATTAATGATTCTGTTTCCAAGCTCATTAATAAGCTCAGTTCTTAAATTGCTATTGCAAGTTGAGAGAACATTGGTATAACGTTAGTTTTGCCAATTATGTTTTAGTACAAGGCTCTACAGCACAGTGTGTGAATTTAAATCATCTAATACCTGTCAAATCCAGTATGCCCCTTTTAAAAAATCACCTATCTATAAGGTATATGAGTCAATCTAACCTAAAAAATTAACTTTATATAGAAATATGAGTTTCAAATTCATACTTTCAGTGATTGGTTATTTTTTATCTACCAACTATACTTGATAATTGATATCCTAATTGGACAGCCCAATCATAATCATATGCTTTACCTACAACAAATGTGATAAATATAGCATATAAGATTATTAATATAAAACCAGTCCATTTTGTCATTTTCTTATTAAATAAGAAGATCATTATTGTAATAAATGTCAATATTAATAACCAAACTCTTAGCTCTACACTATTAGTTGTAGTTGAAAAAGTCATTATAACATCACCATAAATTAAAGTATACAAACCTAATGGTAAACCATGAGCAATACATATATCAAAAATATTACTACCTATAGCATTTGATACAGCATCATTGTAATTACCTTTTTTAGCATCTCTCATTGATATAAAAGTATCAGGTATACTAGAAGCAGCAGAAGCTAAAATAATAGACACAAACATCAGATGTATACCTAATGAATCACCTATGTAGACAACTCCTTCAACCAATATATATGATCCAATGACCATTATAATAATTGATACAATCAATAATAATATTGATTTACCTGTTTGACCACCATGAGGTTTCCAATATGGTTCTGGTTCTTTTTTTGTCATTGTACCAAACATATAAATAAGATATACAATATACAAAGCCACTAAAATCCAACCATCATAAATACCAATGACATTAGTGTTTATAATACCTATTAACATTAATTCAGCTACTAATAAGAAAAAACTATCTCTTATTATAACTTTTCTTGATACACTTATAGATTTAATTGTACCAAACAATGTAACTGTTAATATAACCAATGAAGGTATTAATAGAGAATTAAATACTGCACTTCCAGCAGTTGTTCCAATAGTTCCTGAATATCCATCACTGCCATGAACAAAGAATAAGAATATAAATCCAGTTAATAATTCAGGCATTGAAGATGCTATTGCATTAATAGAAGCTCCTTTAACACCATCACTTAGGTTTCTACCTAAATAATCTGAAGCATCTTCAAATAGACCTGAACCATACCAAATTAGTATTCCTGATACCAAGATTGCTAATAAAGCTAAGAAAATCATTTACTTAGCTAATTCAATTAACTTTTCTAATTCTGGATATTCAATAGAATTAGCTTTGTCATCAATCTCGATTAATAGACGTTTTTCTAAATCATCTATTTCACCATCACCTTGAATCTTGGCAACTAACCATTTACCTTCATCTTCATCAATATCACCCGGAGATTCTTCATCTTCAAGTACATGAGCTGCAATACTTTCCACAAATAAATCACCCCATGAAGGATCATTTTGTGTGTTTCCAGAAACAGCATCATTCATTTCAAATAAGATATTAGCTTCATCTCTGTCAATGACACCATCAGCTAATACTTCATCTTTAACTTCTTTTACTTGTGCTGCAGTGATGAAAGTTGCAACAATTACAGCGGCTAAAATTTCTTTTAGTTTGTTCATTTTTACTGTTGTTTTAATTTATTGTTTAATGATCTTAGTAGCCCTCGTAACCAATTGGTTACTGCAATTTTTGATTTGCTGGGTAGGGCTAAACCAACAACAAACCCTGTAAATAACATGAATAAAGTCCGCATAGTTATATAATATTAAGAATTTTTGCTTCTCTTAACCAATCAGGAAACTCATCCATCATCTTGTTATATAGATCATCATCAGTCATTTTATTGATGTCAACAACTTTAAAAAAGTTAGCATTATCAACTCTACGACCAGACATGTTATCTAATTTTTCAAGAAAACCAAAGCTTGCTCTACCAATTCCAATGAATTGAAAGAATATTCCATGATTAGCTGCATTTGTTATAGCTCTTTCTGCATGAAATGAATCACTACAGTCTCCATCAGCTAAAAACATTACATAGGCTGGATCACCTTTTTCACTAGTATATTTTTCTTGGATCATTTCAATGATAGGAGTATAAGAAGTACCACCCATTCCATATTTATCCATAATTTCACGTTTTACAACATTGTCAAAATGAGCAGGTGAAATTTCACCTAAATCATATGCTTTGTTATGAAATATAAATAAATCAATAGCTTGATTATCATCAAATGTAACACCAACAGGTAACAATCTTTCAACTACTTGTTGTACTGTACCATTTTGGTATAAACTATCCATAGAACCTGAATAATCAAGTACTAAAGCAACTCTGGCTTTTTGTTCACCAATACCTTTTGCAGTGGTGATTTTTTTAACGAGATCAACTCGTTGTTTAATAAGATCCACCTTATTAATAGGTGGAGCCTTATCTTTTTTACCAAATCCAAACATTAGATTCCGTATTCAGTATTTAATGCTTCTAAACCACCTGAAAATTCTACTTGATCAGCAGAAAATGCCCAAGTATCACCTTTTCTAAAGATAGTAGCAAACTTAACACCTGTTGCTGTAGAAGCATCAAAGTTTAAGTCAAAATGAATAGCTTCTTTCTCACCACCTGTCATATCAAGTAATCTAACAAAGCTATTCTCAACCATACCAAAGTTCTGACCTCTACTGTCAGCTTCAAAGATATTAACTACAACAACCAATTTATCAATGTCAGCAGGTACTTTGCTCAAATCAATTTTGATTTGTTCATCATCGCCATCACCATCACCAGTAAGATTATCACCAGTATGCTCAACAGAACCACAAGGAGATTTTAAGTTGTTAAAGAAAACAAAATTTGTCACAGGACTAACTCTACCATCTTTGTTTACCATATAAACAGAAGCATCTAAATCAAACTCAGCACCATTAGCACCAGTTTGTTTAGCATCCCAACCTAAACCAACCATGATAGCTGTCAAAGCAGTTACACCATCATCTTTGGTAAGTTTAACCTTACCACCTTTTACTAAATTTACACTCATTTTTATGAATTTTTATTATTAATACTAGGCTTTGTAGCCGTTTATTCTTTTTCTTTTATCATTTGGATTAATTCATCTTTTGATAAATCTGTTAATTTCTTTTTTGTTTCACCCTTCATAGCTTCAAGTAATGCAGAACTACCTTCTTCTATTGTAGCATTCAATATTTCTGTTCTAAGAAACATTGTAATATCAGCGGGTAATGCTTGTGCATTAGTATCTGAAACAATAAATTCACCAACTGCTCCACCAACAACAACCATTAACATTTGCTTTTTATTTGGAATAACCACATAAAATACCCATGAAAAAAACATTATAAACATAAATGATTTAAACCAAAATATAAAATGAGGATAATAGTTCCACTTTCCTTTTTTGAATTTTTCATCAATTTCTGAATCTTCTCTTGTTTCAGCATCTTTAATTCTATGAAATAACCAAATTATAAAAAACAAAACAAAAAACCCTGTTGATAATCCAGCAAACCAACCAAATAATATTTTTAGTGAGTCAGCAATACTAAATAAATAAAAAATTATATACCAATTCATAATTACAATTTTATATGTTTATACTAAATTAATTAGGTAAAAAAAAGAGCAACTGAAATAAATCAGTCACTCTTTGTGTTATAGAAAGGAATAGTTTACTATGTGTCATTATGTAAATACAGGAATTGAACCTGTTACCTTAAAATTAAGAGTTTCATGCTCTACCAACTGAGCTAAAATACGAAGTAACATAATAATTTACCATTTCTATAGAGATTGATATAGGATTTGAACCTATGACCTTCTGATTAACAGTCAGATGCTCTAGCCAAGCTGAGCTAATCAATCTTAAAATAAACAAGAGGAATACTTATAAATGTGTCATTAATGTATGTGTTGGAGTTGAACCAACGACCTCAAAAACCAAAATTTTGCGTTCTAACCATCTGAACTAAAATACGAAGTAACATTTACATTTACCATCTTGTTGTGTTGTTCCTCTGTACTGATATACCAGATGTAGCTCCAGAGAAAAAGTTTTATCTACTTTGTTTATATTTTTAAAAAATTAAGGAATACTAATAAAAGTGTATTATCTAAAAATTTGAGTTTAAATCAAACGTGTTAACCAATTACACCATACTCTTTTGCAAGAATAATAGGACTCGAACCTATACTACGAAGTAACTTTTATTTTTACCATTAATTTTTTGGGTTGGTTAGGATAATTTAAAGTGTTGCACTAGCTGAGAAACTATTTTAACGATTATTCAGCAACAAATTTTGTTATCCTATTCAGATGTTATCTCCATTATTACATCTTACCAGATCTTAAAGAACTTTTTGCAGTGCATACGGGATTTGAACCCGTAATCTCTTCCGTGACAGGAAAGCAACATACGCTAATATGATGATGCACTAAATAATATTGTGATGCAAATATATAAATATTAATTTGAAAATGAACTAATATTTATATAAATGTTTAATTTTTTATTAAAATAAGAGATGGTATACAGCTTCTCCACCATCTCTTATTAATCTGAAGTTGTTCAATTAGATCAATATACCTATCATAAATTCACTTGCTGTATATTATGGAACAATAGGAAGAAAAGAATAGTTTTTACAGGAGGTATGAAAAACATATCAAAAAATACAGTTACTTACAAGTTTTGAATGTCTATAAGCAACTTAGAATTAGACATATATAGACATGAAGAAAATTAACATAAAGTTTTTACACCTTATTTTAATAATATGTATCTGTAATAAATATAGGGTATTCTTGTTTTTGTTGACGATTAAATAACAAAAAAGATAAACATAATAATTTACATCTATCTTTTTTGTTTATCCTTTGGCTCTATCCAAACACTTTTCTTCCTCTTTAGATAATATACAATCTTTTGTTTTACATCTTGTTTTGAAATCAAATATCTGGTTCTTTCTAATATACAACCAATCATCTTTATCCATATCAGGATTACCTGTAATTAATAACTTCATTGCATATATTACCATCAAATGTTGAATTGGAAGCATTACAACAAGCCAAATCATATCCAATTCCAATTTAAATGAATATGATAGAATAAAGAATGTATAGTACCCAAAATGAAATGAACTACAATAAATACATCTTCCTAAAGGATATGCTATAAATCTGAGTATTTTATGCCCAATGTGAGAAGTAGGCATACATCCATCATCAACAAATTTATCAAGTAATCTACCAAAAAATCTAAATATCCCACCTCTGGAATATATACAAGTCCTCCAAAATATAGATATACCAACACTAATAATTGCAATCACCATCACAATTATAAAATTCAATAATAATTTTTCCATAAGTCCAGTTTTTATTTTTAAAAATGAAAGGTCTCCCTAGGACAAAGGAGACCTTTTCAACACTTACAACAAACTGATTAAAAAGTAGAAATCAGTTTGTTATAAATTAATCTTTTGTAAGGTATCTTTCTTTAACATATGCATCAATAACTTCAATAGCTGATTCTTTTTTGTTAAATTTAGCAATAAATAAACCTGTATGTTGAAATATTAAGTCATTATGTACTATTACAGGTAATGGATGAATATTAGATTCATATGATGTTAGTACCCATGCATCTTTTTCATCTTGGAAAATAGCAAATGGGTATTCTTTTCTACTTTTCCAAATCCTAGACCAACCACTTAATAATATTGTTTTATGATTTACAATAATAAGATTTTCATAGATAGATAACTCATTAATTAATTCCATACCATATACTATTTCATTTGCAATAATATAAGTACTAAATATCATTGCATGATAGAATTGTTCATCTTGTGTTGTTTTAGCACCTTTAGACCTATTATAATTGTTAAAACCATTAATGATTGTTGGTAAATTTCTATGAACACCTTGTTTATTGTATTCATCCCAATCATTATGAGTATTATTTACATTTCTATCCCAATTAGAAATACCTCTCATAAATGCTATTAAACTTCCATAAATTTCTTTAGTAATAACATTTGTAGTCATCAGATATTCAAGTATTAACATGTTTGATGAACTAAGATCTTTATCCTGATGATGATCAAAGTTTTTAACATGTGGTTTAAATTCACCACCAACATCAATAACAAATATTGCTGGATTAGCTAAAGCAGCTTTTATTTTTTCTTCATCTCTTGTTCTAATAACTTCAACATTATAGTCAAGAAAATGCATCAATAATGCTATGGCAAATATTTCATCTGCATGAAATGTACCATCATGTGTGTATACTTTTGTTTTCATTATTATAATTTTTGTTGTAATTGAATTTAAAAAATAATCTGGTAGGTTGTCTATTATTACATGACCTGACAACCAAGGTCTTCATTCATTTTTTTAATACCAGATTACTGAACCCATTTAAGTCTAGGTAAAACTGAATTGCTAGTTGAAAGAGTACTAATTATATCCACAATGTGTCATAATTGTCTCCATGAAGGTCGCAATATCTTTAAGTAATTTCAAGAGTTAATGTCTTTTGAAAAGTTAATTTCTTTGATTCTTCTTTTGGTAAACCACCTTTGATAAAATATTGACTAATTAAAGTATTAATCATTCTAGCACCAAGGGTATTTTTATCATAGTTTTCAGATAAATATACTTTGATAACTTCAATAACAGCTTTTCTTTCTACATCTTTAAATAATTCTAAGTATGTAGTAAGAAGTGGTGATTCATCAAATATCTTATAGAGAGTATCGAGTGATAAAGGTAAGGCATTATAAACTAAACCAACCCTACCAAGGAATTCAGTCTTGATACCAAATGATCTAAGTCTATCTAATGTGATATCTTCTTCACCATTAAATGCACCAGCAAATACAAACAATACTTTCTTTGTTGACACAGTAATATACTTACCATAATCACCAAACACAGATGCTTCATTACCTTCTAATACTTTTAAAAATTCATTTTGAACACCATTTGTACTCTCATGGGATAATTGTGTATTTGAATTACCACTGATAAATAATTTATCAAACTCATCAACAAATACAACAGTTAAACCATGTTGTTTTTGTGCCAAGGGTGATAAAGCTTTTGATAAGCTATTACCACTTGTTCCCTCTTTAGTTAACTGAGCTGCATTAATTTCAAAGTAACTAATATCAAGTTCTTCAGCTAATGTACTTATTATAAATGTCTTACCTGATCCTGATGGACCAGTTAATATGAAATTAGGTTTTATTACACCATCACTGGCTTTAAAAATGTCAAAAATCTTTGATACTTCTTTTTTCAAAGCATCTTGTCCATGGATACTACTTTTTTTTGTTGTCATAATATGTTATTTGTAAATGATTACTACTTTCTTTTGTGTAAATATTTAGGATTAGGATAATGTCCTTTACCTTTCCTTTTTTCTCTTTCTTTATTACTTGGTTTTTCTATAAGTTCAAATAATGTATCTGAATACATTGCTGAATCTTTAAGTATTAAAAGTTCTTTTTCAAATCTATCAATAGATTTTCCTTCCATTCGATTTATTGTCCCACCACCTTCATCTTTATTAATTACTATGATATCTGCATGACTTCTAATAATACTGATCGTTCTAACTAATTCATTTAGTCTATCAGTATTATCACCTATTATTATTATTTTCATAATTATTTAATTTTATGGACCCCCACTTACTTTAGAAGTCCAAGTAAGAAATTTGAAAAATAAATATAATCCTCCTACAAAAATTGTAACAGCAATTATAACACAACCTATGAAATGTATAAACTCCATGACTGTAATTGAATGTATTATACTATTGAGTAACATAATATTTTCTTTTTTCTGAGTTGGTTTTTAGAAAGTTAAGTACTGTATCTAATGAAACATTAGCACCAGTAATCATATATTCTAATCTAGCTTTTGATGATTTATTTGCAAGATCACAATACTCCCAAAGTGCCATCAATTTAATATTTATATCAATTTTATTTATAACTCTGACTAATATTCTATCAACATTAGCAAACTTAAACCTCATTGTAAAATCAACCAAGGTTGAGTTTGGTAAGAATACATGTGTTTTAGCACCTTTTCCAACTTTCATCTTCACCATTATCTTTCTATTTAGATATTCATGATGTGATGTAAACCAAGTACCATCTATATGTTTTTCTTGTCCCATAATTAATGTTCTCTTTCTTTTATTGCTTTTACAGTTTCTAACAGTGCTGAACCTAAAGCTAATTCATAAGTATCAGCTGCACCACCTATTGGTGAAAGTCCAGTAACAGAATTATATATTTTATATCTAAAATATAATATTCCATGGTCAGAATATGCAATTTCATATATAAAATGAAATTTATACTCTTCTCTTAGCCATTTTTGAAATAATGATTGAGTTGGTGCTGAACAGTTATCTTCTGAATGGGCATGAGCTAATCTATTCTTATTATTTGCTCTAACTATGCCTTTTCCGTTATTATAATAATAGAAAAAAGTTTCTTCATTAAATCCTATTTCTTTAGCTAACTTAGCTAATTCAAATGTTATTAATTCATCTTTCATCATGGTATAAGTTTTAATGCTTTGAATAAACCAATATCTAATGCTTCTTCATAGGTTTCTTCCCATACTCCAATCTTTGATATTTTTATTTCTTTTAATAGTTTATTTATTGGTTTTTCAAATATAGTAACTGAAAATATACAACC